AATTTATTTTTTGGGAAATAAAAATTATGGCTCTAAAAGACGAATGGCAGATTGATATTGACCTATCATGTATTGAGAGGTACATCACAGATTTAGCCAAAACAGAGCCAAAATTAAGAAAAAAAATTGTAAGAAGTTCATTAAAACGTGGAAATAAACTGCTCCAAGCCGCTGAAAAAACTGCACTCGGTGACGCTCTACAGGCAAAAGGAAAATTAAACCGTTGGGGTATTCCACATAGCGGATTTCTGAAGAAAGGCTTAAAAGGCCGTGTAAGTTTTAAGAACAACAGCATAAAATTAATTGTCGGCGTGAAAAATATGGATAAGGAAAGAATCAGTTTTCACAATGGCAGAAAACACTTAATTAAGGCTCCGACCTATGCCGGAATTTGGTTAAACTTCGGAACTCAGGCACATAGCATCGCAAATAAATCTAGTATGCGTCATATTTTGAAAAATAGGCAGAAAGTTTCAAGTGATAGCTATGTTAATGGAATCCCAGGCAACGATTGGGTTATGTCGAGTTTTAATCGGGTTAAAAATCAGCTATTCAAAGCAATAGCCGAGGACCTAGAAACAAATTATAATGAAACAGTGAAAAGTAAATATTAACGTTAATATCTATAGGAGATAAAAAAATGGCTGTAACACCTATTTTTTCATATACACCGCAGAACGCTACTTTAATTGCCGGAATGCTCGTTGGCTATTCCACTGCAACAGCAGATCCGGACTCAAATTCAGGAACTTGGTCACCGTGGAACGGTATCACAGAGATTGGCGATATTGGTAATTCCGGTGCATTTGTAGAGCAGACAACACTCGCAGATACGACTAAACGCTACATGGCCGGAATGAAAGATACTGCTGAAATGGAAGTAACTTATTACAAGTATGCCGGAGACACAAATCAGGCGGCTTTAAAGACTGCTGCCGAGGCCGGATCAAATATCTGGGTAAAAGTACAGTGGAAGAACGGGGACACGGCAAAATTCCAAGCCGCAATTTCCGGTTATGCCCTTGTTGGTGGTTCTAATGAGGACGGAGTAAAAGCTAAAATCTCTATGAGAATTAATGGTGATGTAGCTTTTACTGATGCATCATAAAAACACACGGAGAAAATAAAAATGTATGCTGAGTTGATTAATAAGTATCGTGCCACAAACAAATTAAAAATTGTGGAAGTAAACGCAAAAGATTTTTCTGAAATCGACACAAAAATTTTTCTGCGAGAGTTAAATGCTGGCGAAAAAATGCACCTTTATTTCATTTTTGAGAATGATTTAAAGAATGCATCAGAAGATGAAAAACTGTTATTTGCGCTAAACATGGCACTCTGCGACAGTGAGGGAAATAGGACAGAGAAAGACGAAAACTACAGTCTATTGTGTGATTTACCTAACGATTTACTGCAAAAGCTGTTAGAAGAAAACACCAAACTTTTAACCATGTCTGAATCTGAAAAAAAAATTTCCGCTGTCGATACGGTAGACTGATTGCAAGAGTAGCAAGGGAAATCGGGGTTCCTATAACTGTGCTGTTGGAATTTCCGGCCAAAGAAATAGATATTTGGCTGGAAATTCTACAAGCAGAAAATGAGGAAGAAAAAAATATAAATTCAGAAAAAAACACGACTGCCGATGATGTGAGAAATTTTTTTAGGGGAAAAATAAAAAATGGCAAAAACGGTTAATTACGCTGGAACAGTTCTCGGTTTAAATACTGAAAAATATACCAAATCATTAAATACCCTAAAAACTCAATCTGCTAGTTGTGCAAACTCCATAAAAAATTCATTCAAAGGTATGGCCGCCGGATTGGCTGGGGCCTTTTCTGCCGTTGCAAGTTTCAATAAAATTGTTAATTCACTGAAAGACTATGAGAGTAAGGTTTCAAGCCTTTCAGCGATTACAGGAAATATTGAAGATGCAAAACTTTTATTTAATGACCTAAATAATTTAAGTCGTAAAATTCCGCAACAGTTTGATGATATAACTGCCGCCGCTGTCAATCTGAATAAATCGGGTATTGTTCCGACAGAAGAAAACATCAAGGCACTGTCAGCGATTGCAGTGGGAACTAATAACACTCTAGCAAGCGTGTCGCAAGTCGTTACAAGTGCAGCACTCGGTCAAGTGAAAGCCTTAAAACAGCTTGGTATTGTCGCAAAAGCAACAGGCGACCAAATTGAAGTTTCATATAAGGGCCAGAAGTCTGTAATTGATAATACTTCTGAATCCATAATGAAGTATATCAATGATATTTCTAAAAATAACTTTGCTGAAACGCTAAACTTCCAGATGCGGGGAATGACCGGAGCCACAAAGAACCTATCAGACGCATGGTCAGATATGTGGACTGCCATCGCAACGGGTGATGTAGGCAAGGAAATTGCAGACAGTATTTATACAGCGTCAAGAGCATTAGACAGCTTCACCGCATGGTTGAAATCCGCAGAAGTACAGCAAGCGTTAGGTGGAATTGTGCGAGCCTTCAAGGGTGCATTTTCCACTATTGCAAACGGTCTATCAAATTTGTGGCAACCTTTTTCAGATTTTTTCTCAAATTTATCTGATGCCGGAGAAAAAACTTGCAAGGCTGAAATAGGATACTTCGAGGGGTGGTTTGACTTTGTTCGCCTGGGATTAGGTGATATAACAGCGCAGTTAGATACTTGGTATAAGCAACTTCAAGCATACGCTGAAAGGGCCGGATCTATCATAGCGCAAACTGTTCACGGCACAACATACGAGGTTATGAATCGTGCCGATATGAGCGTTAAAATGCTCGCTAAAATTAAGGAATTAGGCCTAGAAAATACTGCGCTGGTAAAGAGAAGCGGTAAAGTTGACCTTTCTGCTATTCTGCAACTTCCAAAGGGCCATCCGTTACTAGACTATTACATGGAAGAGAGAAAACGTGTAACAGATGCAAATAAGCAAATAAAAAATACAGAATTAGCATCAGAAAGCGAGTTCCAGAAACAGTTAGCAGATATTGAGAAAAAGAATGATGCCGAGCGTAAAAAAGCATACGATGATTTAATTCAGACAAGAATTAATCTGCAAAATTCTTTAAAAACAAAATCGTTAAACTACAACGATATTTTCAAAATGTCGGGAGCCGGAACTTCTGGAAGTACCGGCGCAAGTTCTGCCGCTAGAAAATTAGCTGAAGAAACTGACAAGGCTAGAAAAGCCTATGAGAATTTGAATGCAGAAATTCAGCGCATGAAGTTTAATGCTTTAGACGCAATAGAGCAAGAGAACAGCACATACGCTGAAAGAATGACTGTGCTCAAGACAGCATTGGAGCAGAGCGCAATCACGCAAGAGCAGTACAGAGCAACGGAAACTGAACTAACACAACTGCACCTTGATAAACTGTCAGAGTTATACAGCGAACATTATAAGGAAGAAGCAGAGAAACGTAATCAGGCCCTCCAGGAGATGAAGCAACGTGAGGAAGATTGGAACTCCGACTCCACGGTGCTTGATCAGTTTTCTGAAAAAATCGCAAAGTACAATCTGAATTGGGCGAATTTAATCAGCGGTGATTTTTCAAAAGCGAAACTTACAGGCACACAGATTGTTGGGGTTTACTCGCAGGCAGGTAAAGCAATCAGCGATTATTTTGGTAGCGTAGCGCAAGGGTTTGAAAAGAACTCCGGTATTTACAAGGGTCTTTTTGCTCTACAGAAAGGCTTTGCTGTTGCAAGTTCTATGATTTCAATGTATCAAGGTGCCATGAACGCTATGGCTGCACCATATCCGGCGAACTTGATTGCATGGGCGCAAGTAATCGGGCAAGGTCTACAGATCATCGGTCAGTTGAAATCTGTAAATTACACCGGTGCATATGATAAAGGTGGTTATATTCCAAGTGGAGCAGTCGGTTTAGTTGGTGAAATTGGACCGGAACTTGTACGAGGTCCGGCAACAGTTACCGGAAGAAAAGATACTGAAGACTTGATGAAAAATAACGGAAACAATGTCACAGTAAACTTAATAGAAGACAGTTCAAGAGCCGGACAAGTTCAGCAGAGAACGGACAATGACCAACAGATGATTATTGATGTTATCGTTTCAAATATTCGCAACGGCGGTGAAGTTGCAAACGCAATGTCGGGGACGTATGGACTAGCAAGACAAGGATATTAAAATGGAATTTTACCCTAATACATTACCAAAGTTTTTACAAGACGGATATACATTAAAACGCAGTCCTAACGTGTTGCGA